CTCTATCAATATATGTATTGCTGGCTGCTACCGTGAACGTTGCAACCGCCTTTCCGCTTTGTGTATAACGTACTTCTGGATCACGTGCAAGATTTCCCATTAATTGAACACTATTCATATATAATTCCCTTTCTATTTTCTAATTCTATAGGGTAAATTTGCTTATTTTGCCCTGTTTACTATTCCGCCCTTATGATTTATCATTGACGGCTTAAAACTTCCATACAACGCATTTAAACGATTTTTTTAGGTGTAAACAATTCATCTAGCGTTAAATTCATTTGTAATTCGTCATTAATAAATTTCCGAATTGCTAACATTTCCGTTAATTTAAAATCAAATTCGCCTCGTTCCTTTTTCTTGTATGTTTCCCTTCCTATGCCTATACAAGCAGCCATATCCGATTGCGCGAACTTTAACAATTTCCTACACTTGATTAAATTTGGAAATACATTATATTTATTATTCATTCCAACACCCCCAGAATTAACTTTTTACTTTCTTCCGAAATATCGGCATCTTTAACCATGCTTTTTAGGTCTATAGGATCGTGCTTTTCAACTTCAACCAAATGGCCGTTATCTAGCATCTTAATTTCTGTTTGTTTTGGCATATTAAGTTCTGCACGTTTCCGCGCTTCCATTAACAGTCCATTACTTTTGATGCTTTCCGCAATTTCCATATTCCTTTGTTCGCGTGCTGCCAGTTGTTCATATGCCTTACAGAACTGGCTCATTGCGGCGCTTTCGTTGTAGCTTTGACAATTTCTTGGATCAAAGAAACGCCATACAGTTTTAGCCGCTAATCTTGTAATGCCTTCCAATTCATTAAGTCCTTTTTCATAACCTACTTGGCTGGCTTTCTTTCTGACTACTTCCCATGCATCTTGCGCTATTAAGCGCTCGTTTTTACAGTTCACGTATCCAGAAATTTCCGCCGCTTTCTTGCGAATAGTGGCAACGGCTGGAACGAATTCACATGTATTAATGCATTGCTTAATGGCTTCGGCCAATGTAACCGGGTTAATATCTTCCAGCATGTAGGCGTACATTTGAACTTTTGAACTATCGAATTTGTCATATATCAATAATTGGCCCGTAGCCTTCAACGTTTCCGGCTTCATCTGTTCCCCTTTCTACCGCATCAATTAATGCGGCTAGTTCTGCGACTTTCCGTTCCGTATCCGTCATGGCTGCCATTTCATTTGAATTAAGATATGTGTCAAAATGGCTTGGCGCAAATAACGTTTTAGGTGTTAGGTACTTTTCTAGTTTTGTACCTTTCCATTCACGGCATTTTTTATCAATCACCGTTTTAAAATCGTCAACGGTATAACCTTCTTTTAGTCGTGATCTAATTGCTTGTACATATGGTTTAGTTGTAGGTTTAAATTTAGAACCAGTTTTTAGATTAAGATATTCGATAATTTCAAAGTGAGATTTATCCACATCGTCATGTGAAACATGACATAGTGTTTCTATTCTATTCTCTTCTTCTCTTATCTTATCTATTCTTATCTGTGTATCCAGATTGTATCCATTTTGTATACATTTTGTATCCATGTAGGTATTATCTGGGTTCATCGGTCGCCCTACCACTTCATACACCTTGTTTTTTAACTCTACGCATTTTGCTTCCGGTAGTTCTGATTTTGAGTAACGATCACTTTGTACATAGTTATGTATCCGCCAATGTCTAATGACAATAACGCCAGTTTCAAAACCAATTACAAAACCTTTTGCGTTGAGTAGTTTTAAATCATCATCTTTACACCCAGTAATGCGCATGATGCTTTTTGGCGATTGAATAAAGCCGTCATCATCTGCACGTAGCAGCAAATGGAAGTAAAGGCATTGTGTACTTTGCGGCATATCTAAGAAATTATCAGTATCAATAATTTTCTTAGACATCATTCTTCGTTCTGCCATTTAATACCCTCATTCCTTTCCTTCAATACTTCGCGTATCTTCTTAGCTTCTACGCCATGCGCTTTTGTATGGCAATCACGGCATAGGCAAGCCAGATTACTAAGATTTGATAAACCACCTTGACTTCTGAAGGTTATGTGATGTACTTCCGTAGCCATTGCGCCACACAAAACACATAAACCTTCATCGCGTTCATACGCCCATTTTCTGGTGCGGGCATATAGAACGTTATCAAGTTTCTTTCGCTTGTTCATTGTTCCCCCATTCATTTATTAATGAGTTGATATAATCATTGTTTTCTAAAGGTATGTTTAATTGGTTACACTCATCAACAAGTGCATCGATTAAACGCCGCATTTCATCTACCGTGTAAACGCTGCTTCCATGATAGGCGCGAATGATTGTATAACCTTCCGTTTTAGCTGGGCCGGCATCTTCTGCGTGCCAGCCTAACCCGTGGCCGTGCCAAATTTCAATAAATCGGCTTACGGCATCGTTTTTAATTGGTAGATAAGTAAAAGTACCAGCTTCTTGAATAACACGCTTATATACGTCATTTTTGGATATATAGGCGTTCTTTGAAAGTTCACGCGCTATCTTATCGCATAGAACCCATGCGTAGGCGTTAGCATTTAAAGAACGCTTTTTAGATTTCTTTGTTAGTGTTACCGTGTATTCTGAATTTTCATCAATTTTATTAATTTCTTCATCTTTAGGCGCTGGAATTAGAATGTTATAACCTAACGTTTTAACAACTGCAATTCCTTTTGTTACCCATTTCATTCACGATCACCAGCGTTTTCATGTAACAATGCTTGTTCGTCATTGTCGTATAGGGTAAAGCCTTTGTTTTCCTCTTGTACCCCATAGCTTTTTAACCATTCAAGCGCCGCTACCATTTCAAACTCATCAAGTAGCGCAAGACGTGGTTTTTTGTATGTTCCGGCAATATATTTTGTGATTTCTGCCGGCGGTACTTTTTTAGACTTTTGCAACGCTACAAATTCATCGTATCCTTTAACATGCGTTTCTTTTGGCGGTTGTTGCTGCGTTTTTGGTTGTTGTTGCTTGCCATTTTGTGAATTATCCATAAAATCTGCATCTTTTGTATCGTCAATACAGAATAGGCCATTTAACGCGTACTTACGGGCATAAGAAGAAGCGGAGCCGGTAATTTGACTTTCGTCCATACCTTTTTTATCCTTGCTTTCACGCGCAAATGCAGTAGTAGCGATTTCTTCTTTACCGTCCGTTACTTTTGCCGTCGCTTTAATATAAAATCTATCGCCAATCATAACGATTTCATCACTTAATAACGGTACAATTTCATGTTTAGCACATAGCGGCTTAACCGCTTCTAGGATATCTTCACAATTTCTATAGTTGTAACCACCGAATTTATTGTATTGGCTTTTAGGCGCCTTTAATTCGGCTTGTATTTCGATTAACTTTTGTTGTAATGTTTTTGCTGCCATGTGATCACCGCCTACTTAATATAGAAATTCATGTTTGTTTTGATTTCTGCACCCTCTACCACTTCGCCGGATTTAATGGCTTTTTTGATAGCCACTTTATCGGCTTTAATTTCAACTTTTGTAAAGTCCGCCGGAATTACATCAAGGTTGATAATTTCAACGCTTTCGCTTTTGCGGTAACCAGCTTTAAAGGTGCCAACTTCTAATTTTTCAATGCCTTTTTGTTTCATAGAATATTCGATATTGTTTTTTAAGGTTTCAATAGTGCTTTCTTTTGATTTTTTTACCTTGTTCAATCTATCAATTTCGGCCTTAATTCCTTGTATGTCAGCTTCAACATTAATCATGTATTTTGCCGTATTTTCTATCTTTTCTTCGATAGACAAATCCAGCATTTCCAATGTGTTTTGAATTGCTTCGATTTCTTCCGGCGTTTCTGCTGCTTCAAGCATTGCGGATAGTTCCGCATAATCTTTATTTAGTTCGTAAATGCTGCTCATTTTGTCGTTTCTCCTCTAATGCTTCCAATATTTCATCAAACCAACAAATAGTTTTAACATTCGTAACTTGCGTATCTGGAAAATGTTCAAATTGTAACGCAATATACGTTCCGTCTTTATCAATAGCGCATGCATCATATTTAATTTCATCGCTAAACGTTGTTCGCACGAAATTAATAGACATGTAAACGCTTTTATCTGAACGCTTCATTTCTTCGTTGATTGCATCGAATTTGCTTAAACACGCAAGCATTTCCAATTTATCCATATTTCACCCTTGCCACCTTAACCGCTCATCGTGTATGATGTGGTTAAGATGCTTTAAATCTCACTTTTCGCATCTGCCCTTTAGTAATTGCCGTTACTATTGGGCCTTTTTTATTTGGTCTATATAGATGCCGCCGTATAATAGCGCCACCCCTAACATTCCTTGCAAAAACGCTTCATATAGCGTAATATTGTCAAGTTCTAAACTGCCCGGCGTGCCTATTAGCAACAAGCCGCCTATGATTTTAAAAGCCGTTGTCATAATTCCCCCGTGATCGTCAGAATGCTGCTGGCGATTTTTTTTATATCGTTTTTTAGTTTTGCGTTTTCTTTCGCCAATTCTTCATTTTCTGCTTTTAACGCCCGGTAATTAACCGCATTTATTTCGGTTTCTAATCCGGCTATTTCTTGAATTTCTTTGACAGAAAACAAAACGCCCGGTAATTTTGTTAATTGGTGAATTACACCGTTATTTCTTAGGTTGTACACCGAAGATTTAGAAACGCCCAACACTTCGGCCACTTCCTCTACGGTATACGTTAGTTTCATTTTGTAACTCCTTTCATCAGTTCCGACAAACCGCAATTAAAGAAATGTGCAACCTTCACAAGGCTGCTAAGGCTTGGCGATTGTTCGCCGCTACGCCAACGGGAAATAACACTTTCTGAAATTCCCGTTTCTTTGGATAGTTTATAAGCGGTAACACCATTGCTATCCATTAGTTTAAAAACATTTTTTGTTACTGTTTTTATAGTTTGCACCCCACTTTCTAAAATGGTATACTTGCGATATAGCAAGTGATGATTTTCGACGCCACACTTGCTATACCAAAACTTTAAGACACTTACGATTTCATAAGTACCTTATGGCTATATTGTACTTCCGTTTTAGTAAGTAGTCCAGTAAACACTTTTTAAAAATGTTAAACAGTATGTTTATATTTAGCGAGGTACATTATGCT